ATTAAACTATCCCGCCTTTGATGATGAGTAACTCGATGATTACTATCTTAAAGCGCGCGTCATGCCTTGTTGGCATGGAAACAGTCGGAAAACTAACTGAATGCAAAGTTTGCCCAGTTGGTTTTAGAGACCGGGTTAGCACCGTCTTTAAACACGTGCTACGTTGGTTGCTTACGACAATTCGGGCTTTTGCCCGTCCTCTGAAATACATCATAGGAGCATATTTGTGTTGGAGGGCATGGAGAATTTTACCAGCCTCGCAATCTTTACGCACAAACATAATGCAATGGTGGATAACGAATAGTACACTGAGACCAGAATTTTTGCGTGGTACTTTTACTAGTTTACCGTTAACAGAGATGAAAATGCCCGGTGATCATACGCATCCTATCGCAGCAGCAGACCGCTCAGCAGCATCTAATTTTGTTGATCGTTATTCTCGAGCAGTCGGCTTGCAAGCGTTTTATTACCAGCGCTCTCGCGCTGATGAGCGTAATCACCGCTTAGGTAGTCGAGCGTGGTATTGGGCTAAAGATTTTATTACACAGCCTGAGCCAATGACGTTGCCTGAGCGCCCGTTAATGGTCATGGTCGACGTGGATCAGTATGTCGACATGCCAAAATTTTTGTGTGACCATCCTGTACCGACTTTAGTGTATACTTTTCAACCTGACCAAGTCAGTAAAGTTTCAACAAACTATAGTTACACTTTTAGTCAAGATGATGAAGTCACTTATAATGTAACGGGTGGAGGTTATTACCAGCATAAAGTATGGAACTACAGTGCAGATCATTTTTCTGCACAGAAAACATTCTTAGGAATTCCGTATAAAACCGCACACTATTTAGTGGACCGACGACAAACTTCGCCTGATCACGAACTAATTTTATTAACGCCAATGTGTACAGTTCGTGGGCTTGGTTCTATTCTCGTCATGAAATGGGTGTTTAGCCGCGTATTGGAACGTCTTCGCGTGGCTACCCCCGGGGGGTTCGCTCGTCTACGGACAAGCTCTCTGGCTGGGGTGAAAGTCTCGACAGGTCGTGTTGGTTCCTATCTGTCAGCGACAATACCCGTCATAGACGATGATACTATTGCAGCAGTGGCAAGAACTTCACAATATAAGCTTACAATGCCTCAGGTATTGGCTTTTACACGTGGAGATCGGCCACAAGCATCTGCCTTGTTAGAATACCACCAAGCCAAAGTTCCCGACGTTAAGATCGATGTCGTGTGCCCTGTGGGTCAGGGAGCGCGACGTTATCAATTTGATCCCGGGAACTATGACCCAACAGTGCGGCCTTCTATGGTCGCATTCATGACACCTATGGTGCATGAAGCGTTTTGTCCCGACCGTACGGTCGGTAATGAGGTTCGCTGCATTGAGGAACGCGTTGAACGTTTTCAACGCATATTGGAGGTGCCAATGACAACTTTTATTTCTTTAACAATGGCAGAGTTCGCGGAACAACTCATACCTCCTTTAAGTAAAGAAAGCTTAGATCCGGTCGATTATGACCATGTCCTCATGCGACAATCGCGTGTCACTCAACGACACATACTCGCCCAAGCTGAAGCGCTAGAGCCAAATCGAATTGTGCTCGCCTTTCAAAAGAACGAAGCTTATGCAGCCGTTAAAGATCCACGCCTAATATCAACGATAAATGGCGTGGATAAGCGAGAGTATAGTATGTTTCTGTACTCGTTTGAGCAGGTTATGAAAGTACAACCGTGGTACGCTTTTGGCCGCAAGCCGAAGGAAATCGCGGAACGGGTAGTGGAGGTTGTAGCCACCGCCCAGTTCGTGGCAATGACGGACTTTAGCCGTTTCGACGGCCATGGGTCGACAGTTATGCGCGAGCTGGAGCGGCAAGTGTTGATGCGGGCCTTTAGGCCCCAGTATCATGCACAGTTGGCAGAGCTCCACAAATCCCAGTACAATCTCCGGGGTTTTGGCCGACGCGGAACGCGTTATGAGACAGGCTATGCCCGAGCGTCCGGTTCGCCGGAAACCTCGCTCTTTAATACCTTCGTCAACGCTTTTGTATCATATCTAGCTTTGCGTATGACGAAGGGAGATAACGGTTTGTATTATACCCCCGGTGAAGCTTACCAGCGCTTAGGAATATATGGGGGAGACGATGGACTGACAGCAGATACTCCCCCGGATATTCTTAAGAAAGCTGCAGTTAATGTCGGCCAAGAGCTGACAATTGAGCCTATCGCAAGGGGTTCAATGGGCGTACAATTTTTGGCTCGAGTTTACTCGCCAGATGTGTGGTTCGGAGATCTCAATTCGTGTTGTGACTTACCCCGTCAGTTGGGGAAATTGCATGTTACTATAGCTTTGAATAGCAAAGTCACTCCCGTTATGAAATTGTTAGAGAAGGTTCGTGGCTTCGCGATGACCGACATAAACACGCCGATAATGGGTGACTTTTGTCAGCGTGTAATGCGGGTTCATCTCGGAGACATAGAACCCAATACGGAAACTGAGCCAATGCGACAGTGGCTCACACGATTTGAACAAGATGTGCAATATAAGAATGAAGCTGCATCATGGATGATGGACTATGTGGAGAAGAAACTCCCAGAATTTGAATATAAACGTTTCTTAGCGTGGTTGGTGCAAGCCGACACGTATGAGAAACTATTGAGCCCCCCACTATTCCAGGAACCAAGCCCTGCCAAACCCACGGCTCCTGTAGTGGTTGATGGCGATGTCCACCCAATAGGTGCAGTAGTAGTACCAATACCACCACGGCCGGAACATGCCGGAGGTGTTGAATATAAGGATGGAAAAGTTGATAGTAAAGGTCTGTCATCCTTTGTGGCTGGAACCTTCAGTGATGCAACACCCGCACCCATAGTACCCTACGCTCTGCCGGTCACTCCAGTGATCTTGACACCGGAAGCTAAATTAGCAGCAGAACGTAAAGCTAGATATGAAGAAGTTAAACAGAGGAAACTAGCGAAGGGAACGTGGATTGAGCGTCCCGATGAGAAACGCGGAGCCGTAGTTAGAACAGGTAAAATCCGTCCTAGCTACGAAGAATTGAAAGCCCGCAAGATCCGTGATGGGACATGGGTTGAAAACCCAACCAACACGAGAGGAGCCCAGCGCGGTCGCGGCCGCGGCCGTGGCTCGGCGACGTCAGGAAACTGGCGCGCACCTCCTCGGGGTCGGGGCCATTGAGCCCTACGCAATGCTGTGCTGACGGGTGCGGTTGGGCACCCGCTTTCGAGTTTCAGCCTCGTTAAACACTGAATATTCACGACGGAATTATCAGCACAGCATGACCGATCGAAAGCAACAGAACCAACCCAAGGGAACCAAGCCCAAGTTCGGGCCTCCCTTGCCTCCGAAGATGAAACAAGCCCGCAATCAACAACGGAGACAGCAGAGACGACGTCGGCCACGTGGCCCGAGGAATATGCCCGCACAACCCGGATCTTTTCTGGATTTCAAGGAGACCGCATCAGTTGCAAAATCTGCAGCCTGGCGGCAGCCCTTCATGAGACGTGGCACCGCACCGGTCCACAAGGATTTCGGTGCAGGATGCCGCGTCACTGGCGTATCTCTCGCCTGTAATGTAGTGACTGGAAGTGGTACCACAACAAACTACTCGGTGCTCTACCCAATAGGTACGTCATCTTCGACGTCCTGGATTACCACCACTAGTTTGCCAAATGCTAATACCTACATACAACCGTATGGGGTACCACTACACCCAGCGTACATAGACAGACCGCGTCAGGAAGCAAAGAATTGGTCACGGTACGTATTTCGGAAGCTTACAGCTCGATACGTAACCGTAGCCAATACAACTATTTCACAATCATTTTGTATGGCTATCTCCTCAGACAACGCCCTTCAGGCATTTATCCAACAGAATACTCCAACGGTCGTCACCCCACCAATTCTTAGCGTATTTGCCGATACAGTGCCTTCTTTCTTGGGGCCTTGTTGGAAGGACGCCGCAATAACCGTAGCTGACTTTTCAGGCGATAAAACCTGGCAAACTTTCTTGCCAGCTGATGTCTCGGGTTCAGATACCTCGGTCGAAGCCACCATTCGTGATGACTTCTTCCAGTTTACCTTGAACATGATCTTTCCACAGATCCCAGGCACAGCTCAAGCCACACAACAGCTCGGTTACGTAATGCTCGACTACGTCATAGACTTCTATTCCCCACGTTATATGGGAGTCATTGATTTGCCAGCGTCGACATCCTCACTATCAACATCTTCGTCTTCAGCTTCCACCACTTCATACACACCACGCGACCAGACAGCAGCGCTTGAAGCGCAACTGGAACGCGTGATGGCGCGAGTGAAAGCTCTAACCGTGGAACCACGGACTGAGTCTAAGGACTCAGAGTGGGAAACCGTGAAAACACCCCGGTCTAAATCACCAGAGAAATTACAAAATCTCAAGCGTTAATAATAAATTTCCGAC